TCTTTGACCCGTCTCGTGATCGCTCTTTCTTCGCTTGTATTATAAAGCTTTGGTTTTTCTTGCTTATTTTTGTTCGGGTTTAACTGGCCTTTTACTGATACGTTGTGGCCAGCATCTCTTAGCCTTGATAAACGGCCTAAAATTGCATTGCGTGTCTTACCAAAATATTCGGCAAGCATCTGACCTGTGAAACCATTGTTCCACAATTCAATCATTCTTTTATCTACGGCATTTAATTCTTGAACGCTCATTGGTTTAGTCATATCAATCTCCATATTATTAAGGTGTGGGCTAACCATGGACCCACGCGAGTCTATTACGCAACCACCCGTCCCCTCTTATATCCTAGCGCGACTCGCCATGTGAATATACTTTTTGCGGTATTTTTCATCACGGCGCTTCAGTTTGCGGTTCCATCCACCCCAGCCGCTGACGTGACACGCTGCCATCTGGTTTGGATTCATATGCCCACCAGCTGAATCTAGGCACTTCTGCATATGGGCAACGCCCGCATCAATACCATAGGAACACTCATTTAAACGGCCATAGGAATACCCTAGAGCGGCGCTAGACCCTGGCATGAGTTGATATACCCCTCTACCTCTGCCTACCCGTGTACGTGGCCCCACGGCGTTACAGTTAAATCCAGATTCTACCTTGGCAATACGCAATGCAGTTGGGACCCATTCCGATCCAAGCGCAGCGCGTACTTTCTCAGTGACCATCTGAACGACTTTTTGCTTTTGGTAATCGCCAGCTTTTATAACATCAGCCACAACATTAGATCCATTATACTCAAGCTTATCTGGCGCTTTCAGACCCTTCGACCAATAGGTTTTGTCTTTGGCGAAGAATTCTGCCGCACTTTCATCAGCTTTGGACACCTGTGTAGATGCCGTCACTAGCAAAAGTGCTAGGGGTACTATTTTTCTCACGAGGTTTCTCCTCTCGTCTAGGTGTTGGCGCTAGCTTCCGCGCCATTTCAATAACGCCGTCATCCTCCGTTGCGTTATCAGGTTTACTGTTCTTCCCACGGGCATTTATGAATTGCGCCGCGAAAGCCAAGTAGTTTACACCATCAATATAGTTGTCGTCCAGCCACCGAGTTTCTTGCAGCCGACCAAGCTTTGTTGCCACGTGGATCATAGCAACATCGTACTTGGTAATCTCTTTGTTAAGAATAATTGACGCTAACTTACTGATGCGATCAAAACATTCGTCTGCGCTACCGTATTGTTCGCTCCGCTCTTTCAGAATACGGGCCGCTTCTTCCAGCATCATTGTAGGCGTCATGTATTTTACCCTCTAAATACTCTTGTGTTTTACCGATATGTTGCACATTGATGATCATGTCGCCGCGATCCTCCAATCTCTTTTCATTGTTGGGTGTGCGATGACTGTAGAATTGGCGGATTTTGATAAAATCTGCATGGTTCAACATATATTTCAAATCATCAATGCTATTCGCACCATCAACGTCACCAATAATCTGGTGAACAAGATTGTCCGTTGCTGATGGCATATTCATGGTGAACAAGAACTTAGTCATTTATTTCTCCTACTAATTCAAATTTTTTATCTTTCATTAACGCACCCTACTTATCTCTCCTAACTACAGTTCCATCCATTTTCTTTTTCCACTTGGAGTTTTTACCCATTGGCATGGGCGATCTTGTCTTCTTAGCACCCATATTCTTTGCCCTTATACGCTTTACTTTAGCTATGAGTGGCATGTCAACAGTGGCGGTATGATGCCTATGACATTTGCGATGTGCCACAAACCAATTAGAAATATCGTCCTTACCGCCAGCTTCCAAAGGAATTTCATGTGATACATCCCATTCCTGACCAGCATCTACATTAAGTTTACACATATGGCAGATGCCGTTATCTTTCTCAAATATCTTCACCCGCATAGAGGTGGTTATTTTAACTCGTTTCAATTTATATATTCCTTGTCGGGATATAAGTTAACTCCTGAATTTGCCATTGTAATCATAAACGTGTTCATAAATGTTTGCGCTGAATATCTTTGATAAGCTTCTGGCACATGAGACATTATAGTGCTTACAACTATTGTGTTTAAAGCAACCATAACAACATCAAGTTCATGTCCCTCAAACACATCAGACATTTGAACAACAACTTCACGAAGTTCATCAATTTGATCAGGTGTTATCTGGTATAGGTTAGCATCATTCATATTTAACTCCTACAATTTCATTTCTGCTCTTTTTGTAGCTTCACGCGATTGCCATTCAGAGAATTGCATTTTTATGAATTCCATTTCAACTTTGAGCATAGATGCTTGCGATCTAGCCTCAACCATTTTCTCAATGTAATCACGCCAATCTTGTGTCGCTTTTATTCTCATTTCTGCTCTACTGACTGGTATGTCGCCAAGATCTGCCATCATCTTGGATAGAACAGCAGATTTTGTTTCCTCAAGAAGTGATGCGGCTGTTTCTGCTTCAACCCATTTTTCGGAAATTAACCTGAATTGCTCAGATAATGGTATATTATTATTTCTCATCATCACCCTCAATAAGTTTAGGAGAGGTAAAGTAAACTTTAGCTAACCCATTTTTATATTTATTATTCTCCTCAAACTTTACTTCTGTTTTAATGCCATCTTTCCAAATGGTTTGAAACATAAGAGTATCAGTAAAGGGAAAATACAAGAGATGCACCAAAGGAACGCCGTATTGGCTGCCAAACTGGATAGATATAAGAAAAGTTTCTACATCTATGTTTCTGACCCACTCTATGCCACCCCAGCTATCATCTCCATTATGGTCGATAAAATCTGGCATCATGGTAAAGTTTATTGCGCTAACAATTTTGCCGTCTTTACGCATTTCTCCAAACAACCATTCGTTTTGGCTTGTCTGGATTGGCTTAAGTTGCGGATATTTGGATAACCACAAATCAAATGCGCGTGACTGATCACGTTTTGGCTTTTCCTTTGGCGTCTCAAGTATTGTCATATCAGAATGGAATGCTATCGACAGGGCCGTTGTTTTCCTGTGGAAATTGGTCTGGCTTTACATATTTTTTGCCAAACTTAATGGAAAAATAAGTTTCTCCAGCCTTGGTTGTTTTCTCCCATACAGCAACAGCAACATCCATAATTGATGTCTTATTGCAATGCGGGCATTCAACTTCAATCTGGTTATTGTTTTTGTTGTTTTCCTTAAAATCTGGCTGCTTATCGCCAGACTTATACTTATTTCGAAAAACATTAATCCAGTTAAGATTGCTTTCGTACGCCATACTTTTCTCCTATTTAAATAGTGCATTTAGTTTGGTTATCTTCGCTTCAATCTCATCCAAAAATAGAATGACTTCGTTACGAATTTCGGTAATGCGATTGTCGTCTCGATCTATTCTCTTAACAAACAAACGCAGGTTTTCAGGCAAGCGTGGGTCATATGAGATAAAATCGCACCATTGGCGATCTACCCCCATACATTCCATTTGCCAAAAAATCTGGAACACATACTTAGATGGTATTTCATTATCTTCTAATGTTGCAAGGTGAGTGCTGGTATTAGGACATTTAATTTCGATAAGACCATTTTTACCCACCAATCCATCAGGCGATGCGCCAGCCCACTGAAGGGATGGATGGGGGACAAAGCCGATTCCCTCTACAAGACACCCAGTGCGTTTTTCATACTCACTGCGCGCCTCATCCTCGTACTCTGTCCCCCACATCATGGCTTGAGATTGAAACTTCTGCGTAGGTGTACCAGACAAACGCTCCGCCAATAACTCTGCCATGTACGAAGCGCGAGTAGACGAATACCCGCTCTTCGTTTTTCCGCAAATGTCAGCCACACGGCTGGCGGTAACTTTACCGCATCGTTGAGCAAACCACTCAGGTGTGCGCTGATCATTAAATCCAGACATTAGATTACCTTTGAAGCTATCTTTTTCAATTCTGCAAGATCATCTTTAGAAAATGATTCGCGGCTTTCTTTGGTGAGGTTATTCCACCACACAGTTAAAGCTTCTGTACCATCCTGTGCTATTTTCTTTGCTTCATCCTTGATATTAGAATGTTCAGCTTTAGAACTTCCTTGGCTATCTTGTTTCCCAGATAACGCAACGGCAGCATTACCATCATCATCATCAGCAGACAGGTTAAGCAAGCTGCCCAAGCTATAACGGCGGCAGTAAGTAAGAGCGGACCCGATAGCCTGTGCGTTATTTTGTCCGAATGGCATCCGTAATGTTTCAGCAATGTATTCTCCTGATTTATGAAGAAGCATTGTCTCAACTTCTACGTGATTGCCGTCTACACGAGGAAGTTGAATGATTGAAAGGTCATTGACTGCCAATGGTTCACGGATCGCATCACGCAGTGAATTAAGATCAGCGTATCTGCTTTTGAAGTGTGGATTTACAGAACCTTTAGACGCAGCCTCAATCTGGCCTTGTGCCTTAGATAATGCGGTGGCAAGTTCTGCGATTGTTTCAGACATTTTCATAATCGTATCTCCATGTTGGTTGGTGTTGATCTAATAATGCTTCAATTTCGTACTTGCCATCTTCGATGTATGGCAAATCAATAATGTATCTCTGACGTATAAGTTCGCAGATGTCAACCATCACATCGTGGACAGTCCCACGTTGAGGATCAATTTCATAAACATGGATAATGTTTTCGATCTGCTGGTCATAAATATCAGATACAACCCTGTTAATGCTAAGGTATGTTTCATGTTCGTAGATAAATCCAAGTGGTGACTTGGGTGGCAAGTGACTACTGGATATAGGTAGATAAAACTTCTGCATATCGTTTCTCCATATCAATCAATGAAGCGACTATGAATTATTTTGCACCCTCTGTCAATTAGCTGTTGACTATTTATTTATACTTGGCCATTTTAGGAGGATGAAAGAAAGAAACCCGATCCTTACCACTGTGTTTGCCCGCAACGGCAATTTGTCCAATCTGGCCCGAAAGCTTGGCATTACACGGCAAGCTGTATCCAAATGGAGACAGATTCCTGTAGAACACGTTCATATTATTGCCAAAATGTCGAAGATGACACCTGAAGAATTAAGGCCAGACATCTTTGATAGTAAAGTTTGAAGTTCCACGCCCGCCATCTATTAATAGGCTTTGGCGCAGGGGGCGAGGCAAAGGTCTTTACCGATCCAAGGAATATACTGACTGGATTACCCAGGCTCATGCAGTTTTCTCCCTGGAACGGGTTAAAACAATTACATCCTTTTATAAATTGACTGTCTTGGCAAAAAAGCCAGATAAGCGCAAAAGAGATATAGACAACATATCCTCAAAAGCGGTAAATGATGCATTACAGTCTGGAGGCGTCGTGGCAGATGATTGCCAATGCCAATGGCTTGAAGCGAAGTGGGTTGAGGAAGGCCCGCCCTTTTTGATCATTGTGGAGACGCTTGATGAAGGCTACGACAATAGCTGACCTAGCTGACAGATTATCAGCCGTTACAGACGATCTAAAAGAATTAGAAAGCTTGACTAAAATGGCTGGATTGGACCCAGTCAAAATCATGGCTTTTATGCGTAAAAACCAAAAGCCAAGCTACGAGGAATTAAAGGATTATTTATCCTATTTATCGGAAACAGAGTTGATAGAATTATTTGGGTTGACAAAACGTATCAAATAACACTTAATCAAATCTCCACTTGTTGGAGTTACCGAAATGGAAATAGAAATGAACGAAGATAAACTTTTCAGGAACATGAAGCGCGACCCATTTGCCACTTATCCCTTGGCAAAGGAAGAAATTGCACATTTATATGTCAGCAACCGCATCTTTAAGTTCATTATGATTGAAATTGATAGAATACTTAGAGATGAAACCAAACCAGAGGAAATTCGCATAGGTGATGCCCGCCAGTTAATTAGTTATACGTTAGAGAGTGATGAACATGGCGCAATGGCAAATAACATACCAGCAAATGATGAATGATGGGTATGTGCTTATTAAAAAGGATGCGGTTGAACAAATGACTGCTGACATTTTAAGGGCATATACAGAGAATGAGTATTTAAAGAAAGAAGTTGAAGTATTAGAGCAGACCATAAAAGATATGCGTGAAGAATTAGATGATAAGGAAATAAAAAATGATTGATCTTAACAAACAGTACCGCACTGAAGAAGGTTATGAAGTTAAGTTAAGCTTCATTAATGGTGAGGAAGTTTATGGTCATTATAAAAGTAAGTGGGGCCGCTCTGATAAAAAGGACAATGAAAAATGACTCAGGATATTGTTAAACGGCTGCGTAATTTTGAACAATGGATTCGTAATCCAAAAAATCAAAATTTCACATTAAGTTCTGATTTATTTGACGAAGCCGCTAATCGCATTGAGGAACTGGAATCATCTCTATGGAAC